CAGTGCCAGCACGGCACCATGTACATCCGCTGGTCTCCAGCCTGGAACCGCGGCCAGATACGGGAGTCGATTTCGTTCGCCGGCGTCGACACATACAGCCGTTTTGCGTTCGGGAAGTTCTCTGTCCGCGCGTCAGCCAGTGCAATCGGACACCCCTGTCCGCCCGCGTCGTGCGCATACTTGTCCACCTCGTCACAAATCAGGATAAAAATCGGGGTCGACGACAGGTTGGACACCGAGTTCGACCACCCGATCATCACGGCGCCACCGGGGATTTCCTTGTAGAACATCGCGTCCCCGCCCCGTTTGCCGTCGCCCTCACCAATCTTTTTATTGATACTGTGCATCAATTTCAGCGCCGTGTCGATGCGCTGCTTAACGAATTTTTTAGCGTCGTTGATCGTCGGCTGGACGATCAGGATCGGACACGGTGCCTGATCCATTTTCTGGAACATCAGGTTCAGGATGATCTCTGTCTTCCCCCACTGGGTGGGAGAGACCACCACCACGTCGTTGCACGGGTGATCGTGCGACAGGCACTCCATGATTTCTTTGGTGGGTGGGTTCGTGCTCGTAACCCATTTACCGGGGCGGGACGTGCTGGCGCTGGACAGCATCCTGTGGTCGTCGGCGTATAGATTCACGCGCTGCTGTTCCACCGGCCGGATGGCGCCCCGGAACATCTGCTGCACCTCGTCGATCCCAATGGTCTCAAGATATTCCGGGAGCACCGGCGCCGACGCCCTACTCTGTGACAGCACTGATCGCCCCTTCGACGCTATCGTTCGCGACGCTCTGCAGTGCCGACTCCAGTTCCTTGCGCAGTTTCAGCCTGGCCTTCATTTTTCGAACTTCATACGGTTCCTCCGTCTGCTCTGCAAACTCGAACAGCTCGTCGATTATAAAATCAGATACGCCCATCACGCGATCGCGGGTCATGCTCGCCAGCTCCTGGATGGCGTACCCGACGCCGGCGCGGTCCACCAGATTGCCCACCAGGTTGTGATACTTCACCTCGTCGATCTGTGCCTTGTGCAGCGCCCCCTTGTTCCGGACCTTCGAATAAATATTTTTTGTTTTGTCTTCTGGCTTCGCAGACTTCCCGGGATCTGGCATCGCGATCGCCCCTGGGTTCCCGGGAACAACCTCTGGCATGGGTTCGAAATCCCCAGCCTGCTCCATCGCGTCGTGTCCGTCCATGCCGCGGGAGCGCTGCCCGCGCGTCGGGATACTAATCGTGGACGGATCACTCTGCTCTGTCCACTGTGCGTCGCACGTCGCAGCGTGATATGTCGGCTGCCCCTTGCTGTTCAGGTACCGATTGATCAGTTTTTGTTGGAAATTACTCATCACTCGCTGGCGAGAAACCCCGCGGTGGCGCCCGTAGTCCCCACCATTCAGGAGTTCCGTGTCCGGAAATCCGTGTTCCGACTGCGGTACCGCCCGCCCGTAGTCGCCCATGATCGCCCTACGACCCATCGCGACCCAGTTTCACCAGGTGCCCACACCGATCCCGATACGGACAGTCACGCCATTTTTCAGAATCATCCATCCCCAGGTCGTCCGGTACCGAGCGATCCGGATCGCCTTCCACTACACGATCAGGTCCCTGCCTGGCCGAATTGCTCGCGCCGCCGGCAGCTCGAGTTTTACGCGGTGGAGGATCCGGGGGTAAAGGATCCTCGTCCCCGCACCACTCTATCAATTCCGCCAGCTCCTCGTCCATAAATCCCAGCCCATCCATATCGAAATCGAGTTCGCCAGCCAATTCTGCCAGTTCCATGGACAGCGCGGCCTGGTTCGTCTCCCCCAATTCCGCGATCCGATTGTCAGAAATACGCACCGCACGCACATCCGAACCAGTAAAACCATTCATTTTTATCGCTGGAACAGTCTCCCAACCAAGCTCTTTGACTGCCTGCAGCCCACAATGGCCAGCAATCAGGTGCCAGTCAGAGCTTAAAAGTATTGGGCGAGTGAATCCGAATCGTTGGATGTTTATTTTCAGCTGGTCAACCTGGTGACGAGGGTGGTGTTTCGAGTTCCCGGAAAGAATTATCACGTCAGAGACGGGGAAGTCCAAAATTGTTTTGTCTAATTCCTTGGCCACTTATTTTTTCCGACACCCGACCGCGCGCCCGGCGTCTCCTCCACTGTTTCCAGTGTCGCGTTTTTCCACGACGCTGTCCAGCGTTTTCGATACGGAAAACACATAACTAGAAATCGATCTGTTTTCAATCCATCGGATCCGTTTTTAGTTTCAGCGGAAAACAGCCCCATAATTACAGTGGGGCTGCGCGTAAACCGTCTAAATTACAGTACTGGTGAAAAAACGGCGGCGGCGCGTGCAACC